GTTCCCGTCACCGTTCGGATCGTCGATAACTTGCACGCCCTGGTTGACCGCGCCCGGCAGGTTGAAATCCACCGCTGCACCATCACCGGATGTGCCGAAAAGCTGATAATAAAGCTGGTCATCCGACTCGGTCGCGCCGGTGGTTTTGAGCCCGGCCCAGTGTTCGATGACATTGCCGGAAGTATTTCGCACCAGCCATCCGCAGTTGCGCAATAGGCCCTCGGTGGTGGTGTTGGCCCAGGACCAGCCCTCGACCAGCTCGAAAAATTCGTCGGTGATCGGCACCATCGGGAACGGGAACGCCGCGAGGTTTTTGGTATTGGGATCATTGCGCCACTGCTCTTTGAGGAACGAGTAGACGCACTTGCCCGATACCCCGTTTTCCGACTGCTGACCCGCGCTGGATATCCCGCCCACGGCGACGATCTTCAGGGTTTTGGCGGATGTGTTGATGTACATTTCCTCCGACGCATCATCCGCCGCCGAGTCCTGCAGGTTGTCGGGGTCGAGTTGGATTGCCATGGATTTACTCCTACGCTACGGGTTTTGATATTGCCGGTCCAGTTTCTGCGACACCGGCACCGATGTGGAAATGGTCGTGCTGTAATTCAATATGCGCTCGTTCTGGTAGGTAAGCGCCAAAATGGATATGTCCACCGCCGTGGAAGCCGGCAGGCTGAAGGCATGCGACCCGGTGGTGACGTTTTCGGCGCCGGTGCCGGTCCGCTCCGTCGTTGTGCCGGCGTCGTAGACGCGTACCTCCGACGGGTTTTTCAACCCCGTCAGGGTGACCGTGACCGAGCTTTGCACGATCACCGTGGCCCCGTCCGTGCGATAAGACGGCGTGGTGCCGCCGCTCACGTTAATGGTGACGGTGCCGGCGGTGCGCTTGATGTGAACCGCGGAATCGTTCTGACCGTTGCTGGCGTGGTATCCCGAGAACGTGATTCCGGACAGGGTGATGGTGGTGGGCGAGGACGTGCCGAACTCGATCGCGTGCGTCGCCGCCGCGCCTTTGGTGAATGTCATGTTGTCCATTTCACCCACGGGGTCCGCCGCCACGTCGTAGATAAGCGCCGACGTGTTGGCGGCACCCTCGTAACCCGACACCGAGCAACCGGTCGTTACCGCCCCGCCGTGCGTGATGGGGCCGCATCCGACAAAGGCACTGGACGCAATGGTGCACTTGCTATTCAACGTCAGGGCGCGCAAACCGGAGAACGTCATCGCCGACGCGGTGAAGGTGCCGGCGGTGCCGCTGACGACGAAATCCCCTTTTCTGACGCCAGGCGACGACAGGTTGCCACGCGAAAACGCGATACTGGTCGATGCGTTTTGCAGATCGCAATTCACGCCCATGAAGGTGGACTCGACCAGGTTCTGCTGTGGAAATACCAGGGTGAAATCGGAATCGCTGAACACCAACGATGACGACGATCCCAGCGTGAGGCGCGCCCGCACATAGATCACGCCCGCTTGCGATGTCACCACACCGTATTTATTGGCGCTGTTGCCTTCGTCCGCGCTGACAAAATCACTCCAGACGCCAGCGGTCCCGGTGAGCACCAAGCCGCCCGTTGTGTGATCGACTGCGTCGATGATCAGATTCGCCGCATTGCCCCCAACCGACGGCAGGGAGATGATCGGGCCAAAATGGCGGGCCGTCGCTTCGTCCAGACCGGAACCGCCGGTGGCATCCGGGGTGCGCGAGATATCGACCCATACCCTCACCCATCCGCCAAGGGCGGGATATTCCGTCAGCGGTACGATGTGCTCATCGTAATTGCCGGTGCCGCTGTTGCTGCCCACGCGCAGCCGCAACGCCGTCAGATTGCCATAATGCGTCACCCACATCCACGCACCCACGTGCACGCTGGTCGCCGACAGATCATTGCCCGCGCCGTCATCCACCAGAAACCCGTTCAGCGTCACGTTAGACTGGCGTCTGCCGGAGGATTGCGAACCCTGGATAAAAATATCCGTGTTCGCCGCCGCCCCCGCGCCGCCCCCGATGGAGGTAAATGTCAAAGACCCCTCCATGTCCAGGATGCGGGTGAGTTGCGACGTGACGGTGCCCATGAACTGTCAGGTGACTGGATTGCTACCGACGATTGATCTGCGGCAAGGAATCGGGATCGGCCGGATTGGCCAGCGGATAGCGTTGCCCGGTGCGCAGCGATTGGACGTGAAAGTTACCGCAGGCGCTGCAATGGCGCACCGCCTGGTCGGCGCGACGCAGCGCGTGTTGCGTGGTGCTGCCGTCACCGCAGTAAACACAACCCGTGTCAGATGTCATAAAGTTCCCCGTAGATGCTCATGGTTACGGACTGGAACTGATTGGGCTGACCGTGGGCGATTTCCTTCAGTTGCACGCGCACGCGGTACGTGGCTCCGACCTTGCCCTGCTGGCGCGATATGCGCGCTGCGGTGGTGTCGCCGATCCACATAATGTCGTCGATGCCAGCATCGAATGTTGATATATCCGGCTGCAGCACGATGATGCGTTTCGGTCCGTTGTCCGCTCGGCGATATGCCTCGAATTGGTAGGCGATGGGGAACCAGTTGCCGTTATTTTGGGATTCCACCACCACCGAAATGCCACCAGGTATCGTAATGTCATCCGGCACCGACGCATGGTAGTCCACCACCAGCCGCAGGCACGGCATGTTAACGGTGTTGTTTTGTGCCGCCGATGTGTACAGGTCGAATGTGCCGTTGCCGGTGACGACGGCGTTAGTGATCTGCTGACCGTTGAGCAGGGCAAACGTGATTTGCGCCATGGCTACCCTTTCATTTTGGAGTCGCTGATGCTTAATCTCGGGGTGATCTCAATCGAGTCACCCTCGCGCAAAATGTCGAACGGCTCGTCGAAGCGCTTGCAGCGGGTGAGCAATGTGCCGCGGGTCATGTAGTAGCCGTGCACCTTGCCGGCGGGGCGCGTGAAGGTGAACTTGACGGCGTCGTGTTCCAGCATGGGCACATCGTTGACACGGATGCGCCATCCGCGACTGATGTTTATGGCGTCTTCAATGGCGCCGCTCGCGGCAACAAAATCACTGAGCGCGGTATCACGGCCAGGCACGATGTCATTGGCGAACAGCCTCAGCATCAACGCACCTGCGTTGGTGGCCTGCCCCACTTCCATCAGCAGCAGGTTGAGGGCGCCTTCGTCGGTCAGCGTGGTCATTGCCCCGCCTCAGGCAGATCGACTTCCCGGCTTTCGATGAGGTCGCCTTGCTCGTTGTATTTAAACTCGCGCTTAACTTCGCCGCGCGGCGGCAGGTTGACGGTGACCGGCGCGCTGACGCTGGCAGGTGCGACGTCCACGCGCACCGCACCCTCGGGGAAGGTGTTGTGCACGTGAATCTGCGGCGCCTGCCTGTTCCCGGCCTTGGCATCGCCGGGCTTCTCGCTGGGTTGTGCTTTTTCGTCATCCGTTGTGTCGGGCTGCGCAGCCGGAGCCTTGGCGGCGGTAGTGCTGGTGAACACCAGGTCGAGGTCCGCGAATTTCTCGCGCTCGGCGGCGATCTCGGCCAGCACTTCCTCCGGAATGCGCCCGCGCTCGCGGATTTTTTCGGACCAGCTCGACAGGCCCGCCAGCACTTCGTCGGTGTCGGCGCCGATTTCTTTTTGCGCGTCGACCATGGGCCATTGCGGCGGCGTCCAGTCGATGTCATAGCCCGTGCTGCGTATGCGGCCGGCGGTGTAGGCAGATTCTTCAAACCACCGGTAAACGCGGCGGCACACCAGCGGGATGAAGTGCACCCAGCGCCAGGTTTCCACCATCTCGCGAAAGTCGATCATCCCGGCGCGGATGCTGGAGTAGTTGACGTTCGACAGGTCGCCGGTGAGCAGCTCATAGGTGACGCCAGTGCCCACGGCAATGGCGCGCAGGTGGCGCTTGTAGAATTCGGAATCGCTGGTGGAGCGCGGCGTGCCGAAGCTCACGGACTCGCCTTGTTCGAGGTACTGGATGGTGCCGGGCGATAGCGTTTCCTCGCGCGGCACCCTGCTGGCATCGGTGGTGAGTTCGCCCAGCGTGCGGCCGGTGCCGCCGCTGACGAAGGCCGAAAAGCACGCCTGTATTTTGCGCGTGACCAGCTCGGCATCATCCGCATCGGCCAGGTCGCGCGCTTTCATCATGGCGACGGCGAGGGTCGGCACGCCGCGCAACTGACCGGGGCGATCCTGCTTGTAAAAATGAATCAGGTCGCCATATGGCACGCGGCGCGAGGTGTAGCTTTTGGTGAGGTAGCCCACTTCGCCGGGGTGGTTGTCGAACAGCCATAGCGCCTGCCGCCGGCCGCCGCGATCGACTTCAACGCCGCTGATGACAAAGTTGCCATTGTCCTGCGCGCCGAATTTCCCGGTGTCGATGTAGTCGGGCTCCAGCACTTGCAGCTTGAGACCGAAGTCCCCGCGCACGCGCACGCGTCGAATCAACACTTCGCCGGACTCGTAGGCGGTACGCGCGGCCATGTTTTGAAGGCCATAAAAATCGAACCAGTCATCGTGGTCGCACACTTCGCAAAATTGCTTCCACGATTTTTGAACCGATTTTTCGGTGCGGGCCATGATGCCCACGCCGACGCTTTTGCTCACCAGCCCATCGATCGCGCGCTTGGCATAGGGATCATTGCGCGTCATCTCGCGCGAACGGTTGCGCAGCGTGGCCAGCGCGGCCTCGATGGTGACGTTGGCCGAGGCGCCGGGCGCTTTCCAATTCGCGGTGCGGCGGCCAATCTGAGCGCCGTCGTAGCCGCGGGCGTGGCTGATGATGTCCAGCGCACGCCGGGCCTGGGCGCGACTGAGCGCCCATTCCGGGGCGAGACTCGCAATCGCGGATTCGATCAGGTTCATTTAGTCCCTGCTGTGGATGGCGAGGGTGCGGCGCTGACGGGTTTCGCTTTGCTGGCCGAGTTCCTCCAGCATGAGGTTGCGCAGCTTGAGCATGGCGTCGAGGCTTTGATACGTGGTGCGCACGCCGTCGATATCGACCGACAGCACGCCCGAGGCGATGGCTTTGTCGAGCGCGGCGAGTTGGGTGTCGGTGAATGCCATGCTTATCTCCCCAACCAGTTCTGACGCCGCGGCACCCAGGCGGATTTTTGCGGCTGCGCCATCAGCACCGCGGGGACCACTTTGGCAACGGGCGCCGGCGCTGCGTCCGCGGCATGTGTTTCGTGTGTGCTTGCCATGTCACGTGAAACCGTTGCCGCAGGCGCATGCCGTTGTTCGGCAAAGATGTCGCGCTGCATGGGGTTGATAGCCCGTTCCAGCATGTCCCAGCTCAGGCGCTGCACACCGGCGTAGATCGCCGCAGCCTGACATCCGATTTCCAGGTCCAGCGGCTCATTGCGTTCGCGTGTTTTGACCCAGTCGTGTACTTCCACACCGCGCACCTTGCGGCGAATCAATTTTTCCGCGGTGAGCCCTTCGTAGTAATCGTCAGGCATACCGCGCGGAAAGTGCATGTACCCTGGACCCGGCTCTTTCAGCGCGAGCCGCGAATAGATCAATTCTTTGCCGGTGTCGGCGCCGAGCGGCCACAGCTGCAAGCCGTTTTTGATGCTTTGGCCCTTGTGATTGATGTCCACCATGGATGGCCGCCCCAGCAACGCCTTGCCGCGATGCGATTGCCCCTTGGTGGCAAACACGTTTTTGCGTCCCCACTTGCGGCAAAAATCGTACACTTCTTGCGTGAGATACCCTGAATCGACGCCCATGGCGGTGATTTGCACGGTATTCCCGCCGGCGTGGGGATACGCTTTATCACGCAGGGCAATCAATTTGTCCCACTCCACCGGCCCCGGCTGGGTTTGCCCGACCGGGTAATAAATCTGCTGGTAGTCGACCAGCCAACTTTCCTGGCCGCGTCCGTACGCCTTGACCTGGAATTCGAGCCGGTTGCCCTGCACGTCGACGAACGCGGTCAACAGCAGCCCGCCCGCCGGTACCTGGCCCAGGTCGTACGGCTCGGCGCGCAGCTTGAGCAGATGCTGCTCCGGCTGCTCGCCGATAATTTCAAACGGCTGGCCCAGCACGGTGTTGTAAAACACCTGCAGCAGGGACTCGCCCGATTCTTCGTTGAAGCCGCCTTTGTCGGCCTCCAGACGCTGCTCGACGGCCTTGCGCCAGGAAAACCAGCCCAGGGGCGAATACAGTGCGGACAGGTGCCAACTCAACGGCCGGCGAAACCGCGGCAGATAACGCCGCACCTTGCCCGCCACCCATGCCCATACGGCATGCGGGTGCGGGTCATCATCGGCCAGCACTTCGCCAATGCCGGGCATCTGGTGCACCCAGCGCCCGCCGTCCAGCATCTGCGTTTTGTAGTGCTCGTCGATGCGCGCGTTGCACCTTGCGCATTCATACCACACGTCGGCCACGTCATCAGTCAGCCTTTCGCTGACCTTGATGCCGGCGGTATCGCCGCAATCGTCGCAGGCCGACGGCGCTGTCCCGAGAACCTCTTTCACAACACCGCACGCGGCGCATGCGGTCTCGCGCTTTTTCTCCATTTCCCAGCGCATGCCCTCCCACACCAGCACCTGTTCATGCGCGCAGTGCGGGCACGGCACGAGATATTGACCGCGCGTGCCACGCTGATAGCGCCGGTCAATGCGCGACTTGCCCTTGATTTTGGGCGAACTGCAGGAAAACCGCTTGGCGCGTGCACCGAATTGATCGGTGCGTTTTTCCGCCAGGGTGCAGGGGTCGCCTTCTCCGTCCACGTCGTCCGGGTAGGCGTCGATTTCATCCATGAACAGCACGCGGATCGGCGTGCTGCGCAGGCCGGGACCGGAATTGGCGCCGGTGATCAGCAACAGGCCGCCCGGATAATCCTTGCTCAATTGCGTATTGCCGCCATCGCGTGATTTTCGATTGCCCAGCTTCCGCGCCAGCACCGGCGATTCATCGATCATCGGCTGGATGCGCTGCCCGCTGATGCGCTTGGCGGTGTCGGTGGTCGGCATCACGAGCATGGTCG